ACTCTTTAAATTATGTGCTGTTCTATTATTATTTGGGAATAATGGAGTATCAACCCACCAAACATTGCTAGACATAGAACCAGATTTAGAACAATTATAACAACTATATAAACTTTCGTTTATATCACTACTGTTTACCATATCAGTTGTTTCTGTTTTATATTGATAAAATTGATTACTAACACTTGAATAACCATTTCCATCTAATATAGGTATATCACTATCACCTTCTTTTAATTGTGCTGGCCATCTTGCACATCTATAACTGTCATATGCCATATCACCAGATGCTTTATCATTATATATTGTAGGTTTGTATGTTAGCCAAGAACTCTGTGAAAATTCACTATAATAACTCTTTAAGACACTATCATTTTCAGTGATAGGATGACTCTTAACTGGTATAATACAACAACTGCCGTTTATATAATGTGTTTCACTTATATTAATAGTTTGACCTACACTTACACCCATATCTGATATGTTGGAGCTAGAATAAATTGGACCATATGCGTCTAAAAAGAACCTATCACTTACACGTTGCTCATATACTCTTTTACATGTCCCCGCTGTTTGGTCTCCAAATAATGTAACGGATTCTAATTTTACTTGATCAAATGTGTTAACTTTATAATAAACTGTTGAGCCATTACACGAAACAGAGCTCGCACTAGAGTCAGGACCTTTGAGTATATATGATAATTTTGTAATATCTTTATTATCATTGCTTAAAGTTGTTCCATCTTGAAGATTCATCAAATGATTTAAATTTAATCTTAAGAATACCCCAACACCTTCTGTCGTTCCGCCACCACTACCTGAATTAGACCCATTATATGCTAATCCACATTCACCATTTAAGAAATATGAATCTCCAGAACCAACTGGGGTTCCTGTATGGTAATCGTATACTTGTTGTTTAGTATAGTATTCCAATGGTCTAGCACTCATCCTTTGGTGGCCATTCAATTCTAAATGATATTTAGTATTTGCCCCAGGAGCGCAATCTTTTCTATAATAATCATTTTCTAAATAATCTGTAGAACTTCCCGGTAATCTACCAAATAAACCAGTTCTATCATTTTGACCTCCTGTCCATATAATTTCTTTAACTGGATGATTAAAATTTAAATTTAAATCTCCCCCAGTATTTAAAAACTGTTGATATTGGACTTGTTCGATTAAATACTCATGACTTACTTGAGCAAATCTTCTCCTTTCATCAGTATCTAAATATATGTAATCAGCAAATAATCTATTACATTCATATTTAATATTAGATCCAAAACATAAAGAAGATTCATTTACTGCTTGCTCTTTCATAGATAATATAACCCTTACTTCGTGATACTGAAGGGCGATTAATGGTAAAGCTAATCCGGCATTATTGCAAAACCAAAACCTTAATGGAACATAGGCATCAAATTTTGTTATTGCTTCTGTTTCACCATTATATTTAAATAATTGTTCTATAATACTTGTAGGATCAGTATCAAATTCATCTAAGAATGTTTCAAATGCTAGAGAATCCCCAGAACCAATTTTATCTACTACAGAACCTAATCCAGTTACAACTACACCACCACCCCTGGCCATATTCTGAAATCTAGTTCCAGTATTTGGTCCAACTATACCTAATATACCAGCACTATTCGGTTCAGTTAATTGAGATATAACTTCCATCCATTTCCCAGATTGTCTGTCAATCATTTGACCACCGATTTCAACTTCAATATTATTAATACCTGTGTGAGCTGGATTAAAAACAAATGAACCACCATTTTTCATATTTGGAGTAATAATATCACACCTTTCTCCAATAATATCAGATATTGATTGTTCTAAAGCTTCTTTAGTATATCTAACTGATAATGTTTGTTGTAAATATAATTTATGGACTAAATCACCATTTCTACTTATAGTTGCTGTTGCACGCCCACACAATGGATCTCCATTCCAGGTTTGTTCAATCGATTCCATTGAGAAATTAGTGTGTCTACGGTAGACAACTTTAAAAAAAGTTATTTGTGGATTACCTGTAAGGTAAATATCTTGTGCTCCATAAGCTACCAACTGCATTAATCCTCCTCCCATTTATATTATATTTAATATAAAAATTATACATAATTACCTTAAAAAAGATTATTAAATAGTATTACTACTAAAATACTTTCTCCAAAAGTTAACGGTTTAAATTCACCACTGTAACCCATATTATTTCTAAGAACAGGGAAAACCTTATTATATGACCACTGGACTAGTAATACTTTTATAAAAAATATTACTACAATAGTAAAAAATATACCAGAACTATTAAAGTTCATTGATTTTTCTAGTTTTTTGCTAGCTGCTCCTCCAAGCATAGTTAACATGTTATAATATGATAGATATTTTAATTTATTTATATTTTTCCATTTTTCCATATAATTTTTTATCTGTTTCTAAATATTCTTCAAATATTTTATTATTTTCTTCTAATGATGATTCATTTAAATCTAATACTTGTTTTACTGGATTCATAATTTGATTCGTTATATAAAATCCATAATCAATTGTTAGTTTATTCTTTTCTATATATTCTGGATGTTCTATACGATTTCCTTGAAGTATTGATTTTTTTCTATCTTTGCCTTTGTTCTTACCACTCTTATATTGATTATTTCTATCAAATACTATATCATAATCAATAATATCTACATAAGCATATGGAATTCTATCATTAGATTTTGGCTTATTACCTGGATCTCTTTCAGCAATTCTATCTGCTAATACTTTATGTGCCACACCCTTTGGATTTTTATAATCTGCCCTCAATGATTTTGATATTATAAAATAATTTATAGGAAATTCCCCCTTACTTATATCTAATAATGTGTTCTTTAACCATAATAATGCTTCTCGAAAATTGTGGTCAACCATAATTTTTTCAATAATATTACCAAATACATATTTTACAATTGGTGCATTATCTCTTCGTTTCATTACTATACCCATCGATGTTCTTTTAAAGTTCTTATTATCTACATCTTTTTCCCATTCATACTTATCTCCAATATATCTCTTCTTAGATATAAGAATAAATGGAAAGAATGTTTTTTCATATTCAAGATTTTGTGGTTTCCTTAATGTAGCATCTACAAATTCGCCTGCTTCTATACCACATCTAATACAATGTTTTAATAATTCATATCCTTTTAGAGTATTCCCATTTAAATCTTTTCTTGAAAACTTAATAAATACAGAATCTGTATCGCCATATATAATATCAGGTTCTTCATAACCTTTATCTTTAGCCCAATCTTTTACACCATTTTCAGCATCATCAATTCTCTGTCTCCCGACAGATGTTGTACAAGCTGCTATCTTTTTCATATATATTGTGCTTGTTCTAGCACCTAATTGACCATATACAGAATTGGCGGTTACTTTATAAGCTAACTGTAAACCATCTAATACCTTCTTTTTACTTTCTGATACACCTGGCTCTTTAATTCGTTTTCTCGTAGCTTTCCTAGCATCTAATACAGATTGTAATACTAAAGGTATAATACCCTGTGATGAAGGAATTATATTGCCTTTTTCATCTTTTTTATTTTTGATAAAATGACATGTTACTTTATCACCTGTTTTAATTTTCTTAATAGTTTCACCTTTCTTTTCCATTTTATAATCATCGTAATGTATAGTTTCTATATCTTCATCGTATTTTGTATAAATTTTATCTTTATCATAATTTGTAATATTTAATTCTGGATTTAGAGCAGGTTTAGTTTTTAGATAATCTAAATAAGCTTTATCAGTCACATATTTATCTTGTGAAAAGTTATTTTCAATGATACTAGATGGATATAGAGATGCATAATCAAGAACTACAATTGGATCCTCTTCATAAATCCCTGTTTTTGGATCTAATACTACAGCCCCCTCAAATCCACCATCATCTTTAATACTCTTTAATGTTGGCATTCGGGTATTATATTCATTACAAGCTTTTGAGACAAATGATGTAACTTTTATACCCTGACCTCGCAAGAATATATATGAAAATGGAACATAACATACATTTGACATACCAATATTATTGGGAATCATATCCAATAAATTAATTAAATGGATACATAATTCACAATCCATAATACAATATTTTGCTACTTTTGCCCTACCCGCTGATCCACCTTCTTTATGTAATCTAAATATTTCTTGTGGTGGAACATCGTCTTTATTCATACACCATTCAATTTTATGTGGTTTATATTTTTCAATTTCTTTGCTAATTACAATATCTAATGGTATAATTACCTGAATATGCTTATTTTCAACATTTGGGTCGTCTAGTAATTTAAATTTCATACCATTTAGCAGTAAAGTTTCTCCAATATTACTATGAACATTTATAGTTATATAATCTCCTTTCTTTAGATGACCAATTGTATTTGTCTTAAATATAAATACCTTATAATCATTATCACCATCTATCCATGAACAATATTTCCTTTTCTTTTGTAATTGACCATATTCAGCTTGTAATATATTACCTCTCATGAAATAAGATGATACATTATCTAATTTATATGATTCTAAATTATGACCTTTCTGTATTTCTTTAACAACATCAAACAATACTCTTCCATCCATATTAATATACTTTAAATCGTTAGATCCTAAAGCAGATGATGTTAAATTTTTATTAATTAATTTACATACTTTTGAATAATGCTTTGGTTCATATACACCCTTATAATTTGGTACATCTCGCAAATAATTACTAGATTTAGTATTAATTCTTCCTAAATTATAGAAATTTTTATATAACAATTTATTCTTTTTCTTATCTTTCTTATATAAATATTTAATGCGTTCTTCAATATAATTAAAATCAAAACCAAATATATTATAACCTGTTATAAAATCTGGATTTTTTTCATTTATTAAATCTTTCCATCTTAAAAGTAATTCTTCTTCAGATTCACAAGGTTCTACAATAATATCATATTCGTCTAGACTATCGCATATATCGCCCTCACTTTCGTCAGTTTTAATAACTTGTATATGTCTTTCATATTTCCCTGTCCCCATATGGTAGAAGACTGTTCCAATTTGGATTATTGGATCACTTTTTATAATAATATCTCTACCCGATTCATTAACTAATCCACTATCTAAGAATATGTGTATTTTCTTAATTATTTCATTTCTTGATTTGTTTTCTATACTTGAATCCATATTTTTTACAAAATCATCAGTTAAAAATTCTAAATTATTGATTGAATCTTCTGATACTGGTCCATTAATAATATCTACACAAGTTATATTATCTGAATGTTCTCCATCTTTTTTAAAAGCACTAAATACTAAACTTCTAATATACTCTTTTTTTATATCTATATCTAAATCCATATCTAACATTTTAAGCCATTCAATATATGTATCATATATTTCTGTACTCAATGATTTTAAATCTTTTTCTGCTCTTGGAAATTCTCCAGTTAAACTATCACATTCTATATCAAAAGATGCAATTACTAAATTGCTCATATTATCATTGTCTATTGGTTCAATATTTTCTATACCACAATTAATTTCATAATCACATTTAAATGTTTGATTATCAGAATTTGTTTCTATTATTGCTTTTTTCCTCTTCCCGCCTCGTTTTGTTTTAATTCTAATCCAACCAGATGGTTTAATATTAGTTTCATGAATAAATCTAATAATTGGATGAATGTTTGCTTCATATAAATTAGAATCACATTCTTCTGAACATATATCAACCCATTCTTGAATCTTTGATTTATTCTTTTTTTCTACTAGTTTTTTGAATACTTTTACTATTTCATATTTATACTTTGAAAATGATCTGTAATTATTAAATGTTAACTTAAAAAACTTATACTTTTTTTGACATTCATTTTCATGGTCCCATTCATATCCATAGAAATCAATATTATGGACTGATTTTTCTACTTCGCAAGGGTAATATTTACTATTAATATTCAATGTAGTGTCATATTTAAACTTTGGATTTAAGAAAATTTTCTTGAAATAATCTCTTGTCCATGATTCTGGAACTTTTACATAAAAG